CATCCAACCGCAGCACGTTCTTGCTTAAGACGTGCTGCGGCATAATCCCAATGATTACTCCCTGACAGGGTTCGTAGGCCACTCAATATCAGGTGCAGTTGATGTATCAACACGGTTCAGCAACACCCGATACTTTTTCCAGGCTTCCAGCAACAAGGTTTCTTCCTCCGTTGCGATCTCCAGATCCACAGCATCCTGAAGCGGCGCTATATGCTCACTGGCTACCTGCATCAGGCTGTTTTTTGTTTCTTCCGCCTCACGGATCCGGAACAGTTTTTCTGCTTCCGTATCCTTCACCCAAGCTGTGCCGTTCCACTTCTGAAACTCCCCTTCCGGGGATAACCAGGTGACATTTTCCGGTAATGAGCCGAGTTCAGAAATAAATAACGCGTCGCCGGAAGCCACGTCATAAACCGTTTTACCCCGATGATCTTCAACGAGATGCCACGATGCCTCATCACTGTTGAAAACAGCCACAAAGCCAGCAGGAATATCTGGTGGTGCAATATCGGTACTGTTTGCTGGCAGACCTGTATGAGGCGGAATATATGCGTCACCTTCACCAATAAATTCATTAGTTCCGGCCAGGCACCAATATTTTTCGTAAAGGTGTCTTTGCCAGGGATATCCGCACCGTTCTGATCTTTCTGCAGACGTTTCTCGGCATTGTCATAGGCTGTTTTTACTGCCTTTGGTGTCGCTGCAAGCGTTTCAGATGTGCTGTTGGTCGCACTTCTTCCTCCCCGATGCCCAGATAGCGCCAGCTTGGGCGATGACTGAGCCGGAAAAAAGACCCGACGATATGATCCTGATGCAGCTGGATGGCGTTGGCGGCATAGCCGTTATTGCGTACCAGATCGTCTGCACGGGCATTGCCACTGGTAAAGTTGGGCAGCAGGGCTGCATCCACACTTTCACTCGGTGGGTTCCACGCCCGTAACTGCCCACCAAATCCGCTGCCACCGCCGTGATAACCGGCATATTCACGCAGCGATATCATGCCGTCCGGCCCCAGAAGGGTGGGAATGGTGGGCGTTTTCATACATAAAATCCTGCAGGTCCCCTGCGTCGCTGTGTCATGCCGGTCTGCACTTCCAGCTCCGCAATGTATTTTTTCAGGTCAGACAAGGAAGTGGCCGTAAACTCCACTCGCCGTCCGTCTTTTTGTACCGTTGCCACCCGTTTACCTGTCATCAGGTCATGCAGTGCCGCACGGGCAGCGGCAAGTTCTTCCTGTCGCGTCATTCATCCTCTCCGGATAAGGCACGGGCGTAATCTGCCAGTGTTTTCTTGTTGGTTGCTGCACCATCCTCTTCCTGCAGGCTCGCCAGCAGTGCGCTGAGATCCAGCTGCCAGCGGGAAATACTGATGCGCAGCGCCGCCAGCGCATAAACGAAGCAGTCGAGTGCCTCATTGCGTCGCTTTTTGCTGTCCCACAGTATTTTTTTCCTGCCATCCACCCATTTTTCGACCTGCTCTTCAGCAGTCAGCTGCTGCGCTTCGGTCAGATCAAAAATATCCGGGTTATTCGGGAAGTGAACGGCACCGGGAAGCGGTTCATCCCCTTCTGGCGTCAGTGTGAAGCGGTTATAAATCTGCTCTTTCGCGGTATCCGTGCCGATTTCGGTAAGGTAAACCCCGTTTTTGTTTCGCTTACGTGGCATGCTGGCCACCGGCTTTCCGTAGACGGATGCCCCTTTAATGGGGATCACCCGGAACAGCCCATGTTTTTTCGAGCGTTCATACACAATGGTCGGGTCAATCCCGCCAATATCCCAGCAGATACGGGATATCGACATTTCTGCACCATTCCGGCGGGTATAGGTTTTATTGATGGCCTCATCCACACGCAGCAGCGTCTGTTCATCGTCGTGGCGGCCCATAATAATCTGCCGGTCAATCAGCCAGCTTTCCTCACCCGGCCCCCATCCCCATACGCGCATTTCGTAGCGGTCCAGCTGGGAGTCGATACCGGCAGTCAGGTAAGCCACACGGTCAGGAACGGGCGCTGAATAATGCTCTTTCCGCTCTGCCATCACTTCAGCATCCGGACGTTCACCGATTTTCGCTTCCCATGTCTCACCGAGCGTGGTGTTCACGAAGGTTTTACGTTTTCCCGTATCCCCTTTCGTCTTCATCCAGTCTTTGACAATCTGCACCCAGGTGGTGAACGGGCTGTACGCCGTCCAGATGTGAAAGGTCACGCTGTCCGGTGGCTCAATCTCTTCACCGGATGACGAAAACCAGAGAATGCCATCACGGGTCCAGATCCCGGTCTTTTCGCAGATATAACGGGCATCAGTGAAGTCCAGCTCCTGCTGGCGGATGACGCAGGCATTATGTTCGCAGAGATAAAACACGCTGGAGGGATCATCCGGCGTCCATTTGAGGCCAAACGGCGTCTCTTTATCGCCGAATTTAAGGTACTGCTCCTCCCCGCAGTGCGGGCAGGCAACATGAAAACGCATAAAATGCGGGGATTCACTGGCTGCACGCTCAATCTGACAGGTGCCTCTCACTTTGGGCGTGGAGCCACGGATGGACTTTGGCCAGACCGAGCCTTCAATACGCTTGTCACCCAGGAACGTCGGAGAGCCTTCCTGTTCAATATCATCATCAAAGGCAGCAAGTTCATCATAACCCGCCACATCCACCGACTTTTCACGGTAGTTTTTTGCCGCTTTACCGCCCAGGCACCAGAAGCCACGACCATTGGTGAAACGCTTCATGGTGAGCGTGTTATCCCGGTGCTTTTTGCCATACCACGGAGCCAGCGCCAGCAGCGACGGAATATCGCGGATGGTCGGCTCAACGTGGGTTTTCATAAAGTTCTCGGCATCACCATCCGTCGGCAACCAGATAAGTGTGTTGCGTTGCTTATGCTCTATAAAGTAGGCATAAACACCCAGCAGCATTTTGGAATAACCGACACGGGCAGACTTCACTACATTCACCTCACGGATATAGTCGCTGCCCATCGCATTCATGATGGCCCG